AACGATAAGAGAGGGGGCGGCGATCTGCATGGCTCCGATCTGCTAGGCCGTTGGGCGGGAGATCGATGCGCTATCGTGGGAGATTATTACACCGATCCGGAGGACGATAGAAGGTTTAAGAACCTGTTTTACGGGTGCGAGAAACGGAAAGGATGGGTCGATATATCCAAGCAAGTGTTGCAAATGTTCGAGGATATCGACCTATGATTACGAAAGAAAGAGTACGCGATCAGCTTACGAACATCGAGATCACTGCCTGGGAACTAGCCAACGGGAATTATGAGAGCCCTGATGAGTTAAAGAAAGACCTGGAAAGCATCGCACGTTGGGCCCAGGCACTGGCCCAACAAGTAATGGCAGAATAAAACCCCGCCCATGCGCTCCGATATATCGGGTCTCCGCGCATGGGCTTGTGCAAACCCGCAGCAGAACAACAGGGCCGCAGGCCGCAGAGACAAGGCCGCAGGGATAGGTCCGCAGAGATTAAATTGTTTATAACTTGTTGACCTGGTGCAAGTCTTTTGCTATTCTGAACCTGCCAATAATGGCATTCAATTAGAGGAGGCGCACCATGCGTAAATCATACTGCAACGAGAACACCATGACAGTGAACATGGTAATCGAACTGAACGAGGTTCAAGGTATTATCGAGGTTCTGTCTACAGTCGAGGATCCAGATCTGGATACACTTGCTTTGCTTAGATCCATGAAAAAGATCAAACGAGAGGCCGCTACCGAGGCTCTTCGAACTTTCCGAAACATGGCAGAAGCCGATTAATCACAGGGGCCCTACGGGGCCCCTTCATTTCAACTAGGAGGATTTTAAATGTTTACTGCTATATGTTACGATGAATGCGGAACCGAGGTTTCAATCGAGGTCGAGGATCTGTCCCAAATTCCAGAGGAATGGAAGTACCGATATTCCCAGAAACATACTGATCGAGAGCTTGCCGAGTGGCGGCTGTCGATGGAAGACGAAAGATTTAACTAGGATCTGGGGCCCTGCGGGGCCCCTTTTCATTGGCAGCGCAAGGGCAAACAATGAAAGAGAGAGACGGGGCCGCAGAGCCGCAGAGCAACAAGGCCGCAGAGTTTCGTTGATAAACTTTTAACTTGTGTTCAACTTGTATTCTGCTAACATATAGATCTAACTTAACAGAAAGTATTCAATCATGAAAAGTGCAATCATCTACAACGGGCCAAGCCTATTGGATGGGGAACCGATTGTCGTAATCGCGACATATTCAAATAGAAACAAAAAGACAGGCACTGTAGTGCAAACTTATATATTGTGTCGTGATATAAATCCACTCGAGGCAAGCAAAACAGGCGCAGACTCTACAATTTGCGGCGATTGCGTTATGCGAGGGACACCAACAACAGATCCCGTCCGCAAAATTGCCAAGAATCGCAAGTGCTACGTTAACCTTGGGCAAGGTGTTTTGATAGTTTGGAAAGCTTTCCAACGTGGCGTATACAAAACCGGCAGCGCGCGCGACATGGGCCGCGGACGTTTTGTTCGCGTTGGGACCTACGGGGACCCCGCAGCTTGCCCCGCGTCAGTGTGGGAGGATCTACTCGCAGAGGCGGACGCTTTCACAGCATACAGCCACCAAAGCGGATGGCGTCCAGATATCGCGATGCAAAGCGCGGACACTCACGAACAGGCAGCCGCGCATTGGTCCGAGGGGCGGCGCACATTCCGAGTTATTACAGGACTCGAGGATCTCGACAAAACAAAAGAGACGCTTTGTCCGGCGTCAAAAGAGGCCGGACGCCGCGTTCAATGCACAGCGTGCAAATTGTGCAAGGGATCTAGCCTAGCAAAATCAATCGCAATCGTGGAGCATTAACATGAACATAAACAAAGATGAATTAAGCAACGCACTTCTGGATATGTATGATATTAGAACGCAAGCTAAACAGACAAAATTTAGCGACAAACCAAAAGATAATGACGGAACAATCTTTACATTGGGAGACTGTATAGACGAAGTCATAACTTTCTTGGAAAACTTAGAACTCTCAAGTGAAGACTAAAGGGAAAGGGGCTTCGGCCCCTTTTTTATTGCGCTGCATAATAGATTCAAATAACATGGGACCGCAGACCCGCAGGGCAGCGGAGCCGCAGACCATAAAACTAGGGCGCAGGGCGCAGAGCCGCAGAGTATCGGGCCAGAAGTCGGGGCCGCAGACCCTCAAATAAAGGCGCAGGGCCCTCGAACCTCGAACCAACGGTTCCAGACAGCCCTTTTTCCACAAGTTGGGCGCTTTGACCCCCCTCAAATAAAAGTAGATCACGCTCAGAGGACCTCTTTACTAAGATGAAATTTGCACCACCTCGAGCCCAATACACTGTATTCCATGCGACTTGATGAGCCGAGAGTTTTACAGCATTTCCTTTAGATACCTTTAATTCGATCCAACAAGGCAAGCCATCCCAGATTAAATGTACATCAGGAACACCGCCCCCATGTTTGTTTTCAATCCTTGTCGCTTGGCATTTCGGAGGCAGATTCGACCTCAATGTGTTCCAAAAGTTCGCCTCTGGTCCCTTGCTCATTTGGTGTAATATCCTTTGCTGTCCCCTCGATTACAAAAGCTTGGGGATATTTCTTTTGAAGGTCTGCTAAACGTCCAACAATTTCGTCTCGAGATAGCTGATCAATGGTGTTCACTTGTTCTCTTCGATCAACAGTTAAACCACCCAATGCGGCGCGAATTTTTTCAGCATTAATAGCCGCAGAAAATTGACCATTCTCTTCAGCACCAACCGACAGTTTGTACAGCCTCTCGAGTTGACCGAGAGTTGTCACGCCATATCTGCGCTCTCGTTCCTCTCTCATCTCTTGAATGTACTCGAGCACATGCGGATAGTCCCTTCCATTTAACAGAAGGGATGCATGTTTACTGGCTGTTGATTCTGCAAACCCTGCTTTCCTCGCCGCTTCGGCATTCGAATAGATGCCTTCTACAATAAACCGAGCGAAGGTTTTTTGCCTGTTTGTGAGGACACGTTCTTCCCCGTCTTCTATTTTTTCCTGCATCGACATGATGTTCCTCGTTGTGTATTACCAACAAGATAAACCATAGACCGGATGATGTCCATCTTTCCTATATAGGAGTTTTCTCCAGAGAAACGTACTAACGTACTGCCAAACGTACTACCTCATGGGCTACTTAGAAGGTTGTAAACATTACTGTTTATTTTTAATAGTACGTTTAGTACGTTTATTACGTCATATTTGAATGGATAAAAACTTTTTTACTTTTTTTCTGGAGAATGTGCCTATAGTGTAACTCGACGTACTACCTCCCTAAAAATAAAACTTGACTACATGTGGCCCTTTGATTAACTTGTGTAATATCAACAATTCAATTATGAGGTTCAACAATGACAAACTTTTATGGAGTAAATGTTCCAAAAGACTTTTACTGGCACGACGATGTAAAAAAAACTTACAAGGTTGGAAGCAACCGTGGACACAAGCGCGTGTGGATCGAGGGTCCAATGCTTTTGAATATTGGTTTCAAGAAAGGGATCGTATTTTCACGGGTTATGCACGAAGAATTAAAATATGTAACCATGGAACTAACCGCTGATCCCTTTGGCAAGCACAAAATTGCAGGGACCGAGGCGCGTCCTATCATCGACTTAAATGGCAAGTATCTTGATGAGTTATTCTATGGGTACACTCATTACGAGGCTACATTCAATGTACTTTCTGGAACTTTCAAACCTTACATAAAGATCGTGGGGGTGAACTTATGAGCATGATCCACAGATTACATGACAAGTATGCTCGGTGGTGCAAGGCACAGGGTTTTGAATGCGTAGATGCTATGGAGTTATTGTGTGAGCACAAACTTACTCCGGAACAAAGCACATGGATTACAGATTTCATGTCGCGTTGGGAAGTAGCAGAAGAGGCACACTTGAAAGAGTGTTGGCACAGGGAGGGGAGAGACTAATGTTTATTCAATTAACTTTACCTTTAGATCACGAGCCGAGCCTACATCATTGGGCAAAGTGTATAGCTGATGATGATATACTCACAGGCTATGAAAAATACTGGGATTATGCCTACGAACAGGCATGGGTTTACATAGATAATGAACTTGAGAGGGGGGTAAACTAATGACAATTCAAGAGTTAAACCACCGCCTGTTTCAAGCGTCACAGTATCACACTTCAGACGAGCCTATTTGTATCTATGACCAAGAAACAGGTGAGCGTTACGAAATATTAATTGTAGATGATACGATTGATGGTGAAATTCAACTAAATATAGAGGTGAAATAATGGGCGTTGTATTAAGTTTATATGATTACACGGGCGAGGCATTGAAGCCATGGGCGGATGCCGGACACGAATGTTATGCCTTTGATATTCAGCATGATCCACATGAGGTCACAAAAGAATATTATCACAGGATCGGGAATGGATCGATTGAGTATCACTATGCAGATTTGCATGATCCGCAGAGCTTCGTTGATATAAAAAGAGCTCTGCCTTTCATGGATCACCCTGTTATTTTTGGCATGGCCTTCCCTGTTTGCACAGACCTCGCGGTTTCGGGCGCGGCATGGTTCAAGAAAAAAGCAGAGGCCAACCCATGGTTTCAAGATGAGGCTGTTAATCATGCCATGACTTGTGCCAGATTTTATGAGGACCTTGGCGTCCCATATCTTATAGAAAATCCTGTCAGTGTTTTGGCTACCAAGTGGCGTAAACCTGACTATTCATTCCACCCGTATGAGTACGGGGGATACATCGAGGACAATGCCGCAGAGCACCCTCGATGGCCTGAGTACATTGCGCCTCGGGATGCATACAAAAAGAAAACTTGTTTATGGACTGGTAATAACTTTCGTATGCCCACCAAGGTATCTGTTGACCCAGAGCGTTATCATGGTAATGGTTATAGCACCGCCATGATGAAGCTTGGGGGCAAGTCCAAAAGGACAAAAGATATACGCAGTGCAACGCCGCGAGGATTCGCCAAAGCGGTTCAACTATTCAATCAACAAGGAGGCTCACATGCCTAATCACACAGCACAACAGGTTCACTTTACTGGACCGCAATATCTCATGGCTCATTTATATGCCGCCGTGAAAAACGAAACTTTATGCCAGACTGTTTGTCCAATGCCTTTCGAGGTTTGGTCTCAGGAAGACGAGGGTCATACTCCGGCATGGTATCAATGGCGTCTCGATAACTGGGACACCAAGTGGGACATCTACAATGTAGATATGAACGAGGAGATTTCTCAGCCTGATATTTTAGAACGTGAGGCGGAGGTTACTTTTTCATTTACATGCGAGACTGCGTGGAGCCCACCAATAAAAGTTTGGGAGAAGCTTCATGACATGGGCATCATTATCGATGCATCATACCAAGACGAGGGCATGATGTATGAAGGCACGTTCATCGATGGGGTGGACACAACTTGGACACCAGAAGAGGAGGCCGTGTAATGGCTAAGTATTATGTAAAAGTATCTAAGTCTGTGTACTACGATAATAATTACGAGATTGAAGCAGAGGATGCTTCACAAGCCAGTAATCTAGCAAAAAGCATTGCTAAGAAAGATTGGGAACTTACTCAAGACGTAACTGATTGGGTGTTTGATTGTGCAGAGCACGATATAACTTATGTAGAGGAGGCCGTATAATGGCACATCAATTACTATTAAAAGCAATTAAGTATTCTGAATGGGCAAGCCAAGAGACTGCCTGTTATCAAGCCAAGCTTTATGTGGACGGTAAGTCGTTTGCATATGTCAGCAACGAAGGACACGGTGGCCCAGATCGAGTGGATCGAGATCCCAAGTACAAGGGCAACTGGTCCGAGGTTATGCGTGAAGTGACCGAGGCTTTCGATGATGAGAACTTATTCCCTCGAGAAGCACCATGCGAACTCTTTCCAGATGGATGGGGTGAGAATCTGGAGACATGGTGCGGTAAACGTTTGGACGAGCACCTTGCTCGCAAGGATATGAAACGCGCCATGAAGAAGAAATGTTTGTTCTTGTTTGAGAACGAGGAGGGCGTGTACCAATCTGATTGGCATCCACCTGTCACTAATGGTGATTGGACTAAGCTGCCGAATCAGAAGGTTCGCCGCAAGATCCTCAACGACATGCCCGAAGAGATTGCGTTGATGTATTACATGGGCAAGATCCCAGTTAATGGAGCGACATCATGACAAAAAATGGAGCGATTAGGGGGCATCAGGCCCCCTCTGAAGAAAGACTTTCAGAAAGCATAATCTACACAGTTCATCATTGGACTGTGGATAAATTGTCTTCTGCATCTAAGCAGACGGGAACCTACAACCAAAGATACACCAATCAATTCGAAATAGAGTTGGACAGAATCAAAGAAGCCATCGATAATGAGGGACATAATTGGTTGGAGTTTAACAGAGAAGGATAAATCAATGAGCAGTATTAAAGAACGAAAGATGCCATGCCCAGAATGTGACGGGCATGGGCAAGTTGAGGTGGAGTACGCTGTACCTCACAACATAAACCGTGACGTAGGATATTTGGACACGCGGCTCGAGGACTGCGAGTATTGCAATGGCTACGGCGATATCGAGGACGAAGGTTTCGAGGATCTAGATGTCTGATAAAAAAACTGCAGCCATATATTCCAAGATGGCAAAGCAAACCAACGAGATAGAAAGACTGCTGAAGGCGTTGGAGAAAGTAACTGCTGAAAAGCTAGAGTTACTTGAGGAAATTAATTGGATAAGAAAGGGAAAATAACGTGTATCAAGTAACAACGAAGACAGCCCACTCGGGTTTCGAGGCCGCGTTCATGGACACATGGATCGAGGTTCAAGATTGGATCGACCACATACTTCCAGAACTAAACTTAGATCCAAAGAAGTTTGAATACTGGACGGTGGCTTTAGTGTTCGATGGTATGATGGAAACTCACACTGAGTTTTATCCAGAGAGCATGATGGAAAAGGGACATCTTATTCACAATCTCATGCGAGTACTGCCGGAGGATATGGAACCAGATGATGTGGTTGCTACGCTAATGACTATGGCATCTCAGTTCTGGAGTCCTCAAGACATGGAGTTCGGATTCAAAATGCTATCTCAAATTTCATCTAAGTCAGCAAAGGATCGATCACACAATGTCCCTAAAGAGAGAATGCACTAAGACACTAACACCCGCAGAGCAACAAGAGCTTAAATATCTAAGGCAGAAAGTTGATAATCTGCAGGAAGAAAGGTTTCGCAAAGACGCGAGACCTTCAATCAACAATGAAGTATTTAATGCGGTGCACGAACTACGTTCATTCACCAGTAACCTCAGACAGAAAGGAAGGACCATATGACACCGGAACAAGAGGAACGGTTTCGAAGGGCATGGATCAACCAGAATAGAATAGACGTTATTAAGAGGCCTAGAATTGCTCACATGCATAACCAGGAATTAATAAAAAAGGGGATTAAGAAATGTTCCCCTGCTAGTAAGAAGCAAAAGATTGGCGAAAGATCTCGTCGGATAAATATTCTTTTGCACAAGAGACTAGACGTAACTACGATTGCAGACCTGTTGGGTGTATCAGAGACACTGGTCTGCAATATTATTAAACGAGATCAACTTCCGACAGAGGAAAATTTAAATGCATAAACTACCAGAAGACTTTACTCACACTTCAGAGCATAACTTCAACACAGAATCTATGTATGTGATGATTGAAAATTTAACTGAATCTAGGAGCGCGTTTGGTGTGACAGATGAAGGCGAAGCAGTTTTCTTCAATGCTCGTATCGCAAAACTTTTAAACTTTGACCAAGGGGATTTGGTTGATGCAAGCTGCGTACCAAACTACGCAGATAAAAGGGATCATATACCTTGGCGTTGTGTTCGAGCGACCATGGTTGAGCAAGCCGATACATTTAAGCCCCACTCAATAGACCCAAAGGTTGGAGACTTTGCAGTGATCAGAGCGACCATGGTTGAAAGCTCTGAGTGGTGGACTGCCGACGAATTAGCAGAGCATTTAGAAGATGAAAAAATTTCTGCAGCTAGGATAGAAGAGTTTCTTTCTGACAAAAACCAACCGTTAGAAAGCACAGAGTCTTATCGCATAGTCTTATCGGACTAAATCTAACTACTTGCGTTCAGCCCCCAACTTGTGTATGTACAATCAACATTTACAAAACAACTGGGGGCTGACATGGCTAGAAAAAAAATGAAAGAATCTGAAAAGCAAAAGTTTCAGAACGTTGGGTTAATAAAAGAGGATCATGACTTGCTGCGTTTGATCGCAGAGAAAGAACAAAGGTCCATGGCTCGACAGTTATCGGTGTTGATACGTCAAGCGCATGACTTTTATTCTCGACAAAAGGACTAATACTTAAATGTTTCAAGGGCAAGTATTCGGGTTATTCCCGACACCACTGGGTCAATACAAACTTCCGCCTTTAACGAAGGCGCAATATAAATTTGTTCTCGGGCAAGAAAACAAGATGAACAGGTCAAATAAGATAAGTGTAACTAAGTCGATACTAGAGAATAAGTGTATGGCTAGTTTTAAAACTAAAATAGAGCATTGCCTGACCGAATACCTAAAGGAAGCTGTGTCCTCCGACCCAGACCTCAAACTGCGGATAACTCAAAGTTGGGCTAATTATACTGGCGTTGGTCAA